TGTTCCATGTCTTTACACCCTGCTGCATCCATATAGGCAGGTTTTCGTACATAGTTTGATAACGTGCCAACACCTCTCTTGCTGATGCTGTTTTGTTACCCATGATAGCAACAGTCTTGTCGCTTTGAAATATAGTATAATGAAGTATGCAGGCCGCTGCTGTTACAGTCTTACCCTGCTGTCTGCCTTCCATCAAAATAACTTTACGATTATTAAGTATAAGTTCTACTTTTTTCTTCTGACATTCGTAAAGTTTAAAAGGCTGTAGACCCCTGTCCAATGTAATAATCTGAACATAATTTTCTATAAAGTAAATGGGATTCTTCTGACACTTAACATACTCTTGGAGCTGTTCTTTAGTGAAAGAATGTTCGTATCCTATATTTTTTAGATTAGGATTTCCGTGATAGGAGGTACGTTCATCACTCATGGTCAATAACGTCTTTATTCAATGCTCTTAATAAATCTTTTGTACTTCCCACAAACAAATTATTGTTTGTTACACCGCCCGCAGGTTTGTTGTTGCCCATTTCAGCATCAACCTTTTTCTTTTTCTCCTGCACGTCTAACATATCCTTAGCGTTTTCTTGCATTGTTTTTATTAACTGTCCCGCTACCTCATACGCTCTAGGATGATCGCTGTTCTTAGCAATATGTAAAATACCTTTTACTGCTTCTTCACTGTATTCGGCAGTCCTCTTCAGCATTTCTCTTGCCTCTTGGAAATCGTCTTCCAAATCTTTATTGGCATCGTGAGGAGGTGCGGGTAAGTTGCTATCTGTTCTTACCTTTTTTAGATTTGCGTCTAAAGCCTTAGTAGGCTTAGTTTTAAATGTGTCGTCTAAACTGTCAAATGTACTCATATCAATAATTGAAATCCTGTTTTTCTCTTAAAGGAACAACTTGTTTTGGTTTAAAAGTCTCTAAGGCAATTCTTTTTCTCTTTACTCTTTTTTTGCTCCAATAAAAAACTTTCTTTCTTTTTATCACAAATATAGAAATTATATTTTCAGGTTGTAAATCTATTATTCGGTTTCCTTGGTTGTAATGGGACCAAGTGTATTCACCTTCTTTACTTACTCTTAAATTATACACCCACATTTCATGTGTGTAACCATTTTTATAGATAATACGTAGTCGTTCTACTATCCTTCTTTTTAGTTTGTATCTCATATTTTCTCATCATTAATCATTGTACAAATTTTCAAATTCTGTTATAAACCTATACGGATCAGCGGGTGTAACAGGGTCTACTGTATTGGGTGGATTCCCAATAGTTACAGTAGGTACTGAAGTATACCCTGAGCCTGCGCTTGTAACCTCAATCTTATTTATTGTGCCGTCAGAATTTAATATTGAGGTTGCTGTTGCAGAAGAACCGCCACCGCCCGTTATAGTGACAATAGGAGGATTTAAATATCCTGCACCTTGATAAGTCAAATATATGCCAGTTACTTGTCCGCCTGAAATTTTCGCAATAGCGGTTGCTTTTGTGGTAGTAGCAGATGCCGTTATTTTAGTGTAATCATCTTGGCTACTCATTGTACTGTCTGTAGCAAAAGCATTTGCAATTGCAGTTCTAATAATATTTTGATCTGATACATAACCATAAAAATTTAACTTCATTGTAAAATTAAGAGTCCATATAATACTTACTCTTTTAGCAAACTCACCCTCATAATCATCATCATAATCTATATTGTTCAACCTTATATTAATATCTCTTTTAATTCCGAGTTCGGGTAAATCATTAATAGTAATGTTAAAATCTGGATTAAAGTAAGGTATAATCTGTTCTATTATTTGTAAACCGTCTTCTTGATTTTTAGCAAACACATATAGAGACAGATCCATATTATATGGAGTAGACACATATGCTCTTCTATATTTGTGATCGTATACTGTATCAACAGTAACAGTCTCTTTGGTAAACTCTACATCATTTTCTTCAAAGTCACCAGGAGTATGCGCATTTGACTTAATGCTTACAGCAGTGCCAGAGAGTTCAGCATTCGCAAATAAAGTAAAAGTATTATCATCAGCGGCACTCTCTACCATACCTATTTTGTTACCATCTGTATCTGTAACTAGAGCACCATAACACAGTTCAGTAGTCGCCGCACCGCCAGTGCCTGTTATTGTTTTGCTAGATGTACTATATGTCCAAGTGCCTGATGTAGCATATACATTAGCATAAGTTCCATCTGATTGTAAACCATGGTGGCGCGGATTAGGAGTAGTTACAACTGTAGTTGATCCCTGAGTAATCACCTGAGCATCTAAAACCCCAACATTTTTTTGTATGGGAGACACTTTACGAGTAGCATCAAATTCAAATCCTTGTATCTCAAATCCCATACGCGGTAATGTAAGTGCTACTTCTCCTCTGTCATCTGCATCCTCTATTAATGCTATACGTGATAAAAACTTTTGCTTTGTAGAATATGAAAGAGGAACACGCATAACTTGCCGAGTAACATTATTTGTATCTACTCTATTAACATTAATATTTGTAAATACCATACCAAAAGCAGTAATGGCTTTTTTTACGTGTTGATGATAAAACTGTTGATGTTTAAACATTATCCTACCTCTCCAAACGGATTAATTTCAGAGAAGTCTAAAATATCTTCTACATCATTAAACTCTACAAAATCTGCTCCGTCAGTTCGACCAGTGCTGGTATCTTCAGAATATGTTTCAAGTATCAATGAAGCACTATCTTCAAGGTAGAACAAATCACCTGTTTCAATTTTAAATTGATGTACTAGTAGATCAATATTTTGTTCTTCATAGATATTGTCAAGTGTTGTAATACCAGTATCAATAACTTCACTGCTGTATTCAAACAAGTCACAAACAAGTTTATACACGTAAAGTTTTCCGGCCTGATAAAATGGATCTTGAAATTGTACTTGGCGTATTTCAAAAAGGGATTGTGTTTTCTCAAAGTAAAGCAAGTCGCCTTCTGAGGGACGAGTGTCTTGTGTAAATACGCCACCAGAAGTAGCGACAAGTTCATCCCATCTGCGCCTTGCTAATACAAATGTTGCTTGGTCACGTATTTCTATACCAAAACGTGTAAACAAATCTCCTTCACCGTCATAACCATCTACATTTTCAAGATACATTTCCAAAGGATATGCTTGTGTAAACTGAGACAAAGTATCTTCATCAAAGATTGTGTCTTCGTCTACTAATGTACGGGGTAAGTAATATACGTCATGTCCGTATATTTTAAGGCTTTCAATAATCAGATCTTCTATTAGCCGTTGTTCGGCCGTAGTACCGCTAGTGTTGCCTGATTGAAAATAGAAGTTAGTGGGCATTGTTTACCCCACCATGAATGTCGGAGGAAGCTCATACTTTAACTGCATATCTCTTTCAATTTGATCTATTTCAGTAATTGCTTCTTCAAATATTTTATCTCCGTTAAGTGTAACACCGCCTGGAAGTTGTATGCCGCCAAACTTCTTCATGTTCTCGCCCCACTGTCTTTTGATAAGAGAAGTGGCGTATTTCTTCAGAAACATATCGTCATACACTTCGGAAAATTCTGTAGGATCTACAATGCTGTAGGCTTCAAATATAACATAGTCACCAGGATTAAATGTAACATCCCAATCAGTATCTACAAAAACACGATTTTGTTTTCTATTAAAACGTATTTGTCTTTGAGTTACAAGTAACTGTTCTAATGTTGATAGATGTGACTGAACCTGAGCATAATATGTCATGTTTGCACCTAACAGATTATACATATCATTCATTCTAAACTGATACATCAAGTCAAATGGATTATTCACGCCGCCTGCTCTGGTGCTCATAGCACCCCCAAAGTTAAACATACGTGTGATATACAAAACACCGTCACCTACAGGAATGTACTTGTTACCCATATCCCCAGCGGTATAAGGTGTAGAACTATGTAGTGATGCACTTGCACCTGATATTGAACCTGTTACTGTTTCTCCAGCAACAAAAGTTCCTTTGGTATCTTCAGTGCTGAATGTACTAGCTCCTGATATTGACTTAACAATAGTAGTAGCACCTGAAGTTGCTCCAGTAAGTTTATCTCCTACGATAAACTGATTCGCTAAGATAGAAGACAGCGTTATGGTGTCACCTGTAATTTGATGCTCTATAAAGATCTTTTGTCGGCCATCAAAATGATACTCGTACCAAAACTGCAAAGCATCATCAATTCGGTCAGATATTTGATCTTCATCTATATTAATTTCAATTACAGGAAAACCTAACCTGCGCAAACAGTAGTCGATTAGTTCTTGTCTTGTGCTAAGGGCTGCCATTAAGATAGTGCCCCTAAATCCTGTGTAGATAAACTACCATTGGGGGTGTCTAAATTATCAAAAGACCCCCCTAATGTTTGACCAAACGCATCAGTCTGAGCAGCATCTAAGTTTCCTAAATCCCCTGTTGGAAATATTAAGGAAGGGTCCGACAGTGCATAGTTGGCAATTTGAACAATATTGCCGGCCGATGTTTTGGTATAAAGAACTTTATCCGATGTGTTTACAGCAATCTCCCCAACAGCAAGATCACTTGTTGTTGGGGTAGAGGAAGCAGTCTCACTTCTTTTTGGTTTCAGTATTACCGGCATAGTTTATTCCTTAGTTCAACAAGGTTCCTGACGCATCATATATGTCAATTCTAAACCTATCATTAGCCGCTGCTGAAGTCATAACACTTGTGTCATTATCAGCAAACGATTCTGCGCTTGTCTGTACTGCTGTAAGACCAACACTATCAAGGGTAAGTGTAGAAGTAACTGCCAATTCGGACATTTCAAAAGCTGAACCGCTTACTGAGATTGTCTGTCCGCCTAGGTCAAGTGTACTACCTGACAAATACAAGTCACGCCATCGTAAACTTGAAGATCCTAAGTCATATGTTACGTTGGCTGAAGGAACAACAGCACCTGTAACTGTAACGTCACCTGTTACTTTTACGGGTTTGTTGAATGACCAATTGTCGCCTGAAGAAACATATGTTATTGTGGCACTAGCACCATCGACCGTAATACCTGCACCGTTAGCTGCTGCTGCGTTTGCTGCACCTGAAGCTACTGTGATATTAAGATCATCTACTGATAATGCA